TCAACGCGCCAGCAGTGCCTCGACCTGAGTACGTAGCGCGCCGATCTCTGCTTCCAAAGCTCCGAGGCGCTGATCGCTGTGCTGCCAGCCGGCAATCAGGTACGGTACCAGTCCGACATAATTCACGTTCTGCAAGAGAGGCATCTGCCGGCTCTCCTGATGTGGCGGCGTGTAATCAGATGGTTCCATGCCCGGTAGATATGGCGTCGTGTCCCCCACCCACACCATTTCTGTTTGCACCGCATCTTTCTCGCCATCCACGAGCAGTGGAAACTGAGCCTGCAGCTCATGAGCGAACAGTCCAACCAGCGGCCTGTCCGTCGCCGGCCGGCGGGTGTCGTTATACGTCAGGGGATTGAGGACACGCAGGCCGGCAGCAACCTCTGGCGCAGATAGCGAGCTGGCGTTTGCCTTGATCCGGTAATCGGAGTTCTGTGACAGAGTACCGGCAAAGAAGGCGTTTCCGTTGCTGTCGAAAATGTGGCTATTTGTTTTGCCCGCAATGTGAAAGCCGATGAGTGTGGTCGGGCTGCCGGCACCACCCTCGTATGCATGAATCGCCGCCAGGTGCTTGACGCCCCAGTGCGTCCACCTGATACCCATGTAATGACTGGACGGAGCCTGGCAGTCGATCTGTACGGCCGGCGTCAGATCCCCCGCCCATTCACCGTATGCACCTCCGATGCCGTTGTCTGAATTGCCGTTGCTGACCCTGAATGCATATTCGAACTTGACGCCTGTCCGGCCGATACCGGAGCCGCCGCTGAACGTCGGATTGACCTTCGGCAATGCGCTGGTGATTCTCGCGTCATCACCGGCAGCCACCGTACCGGGTGTCGTACCAACAGTCAGGAATCTCGCATCGTCTCCGGCAGCCACCGTGCCAGCCGATGTACCGATGTTCCTCGTAGATACGTTGCCAAGTGCACCGAGTTTATTTTCGGCCAGGGCAAGTCGATTCGAAATACCTGATGTGGTCGAGCCATCGCCATCTATAGCATTGACAACCTCACCCACATCAAGATCCAGCTTTCTGAAAGCAGCCGTTACGCTGTCACCGCCGATGGGATCGAAGTTTATTCTCTGGATATTCATCGCCATATGGCCTCCTTAAATTGCGATAGGAAAAGCAAGGAAATCCCCTCATCAGGCCCTTACGCTGGAACCCAGACTTTCCAATAAAATTGCTGCGAGAATGGATATTCCCGGGACTGCTCGCCTTGCCACTCAAGATGGCGGCATCGCCCATCCATGCCAGCGGCTACCGATCTGGTTTAGAAACGGATTTCTGCGAGACCGACCCGGCCTCCAGCAATGACACGCGCTGTGACAGCAGTGCATTCTGGGCTTTCAGAGCCTTGATACACTCGACGAAGAGTGCCGACAGACCCGCGTCGTTGACGCCAAGCACGTCATCGATCGGCTTGTCGTTCGTATCCCAACCGGACCCGAGGTTGTCGACGGCCGCAGGAAGCACCTGCTTGACGTCCTGCGCAAGCACGCCACACGTACGCGTGTATTGAGCGGGAACGGAGTTCCCCTCGGAATCGGTGGCGTTACCAAGCACCCGCTTCTCATAGGACTCATACCCGACGATCGCATCGATCTTGTCGAGGGGCTCGGTGAGAACGACCATGTGGCGCTTCAGCCGGGCATCCGACGTGCTCTGCCACGTTGTAGCCTGGGCAACGCCATTGTGCTGAAACATGAACGAGGCATTCGTTCCATCGAAATGCGAAGTGACCAGCCGCGAGTAGGTCGCGCCACCCGTGACATCCACGCATTGCAGACGCATGAAGATATTTCCGCTGACGTCGGCGATGGTGTTCTGGAAATAGTCGCTATATACCAGGCCACCGATATTTGCCGAGCCGGTCGTTCCAAAGGCAACCACACCCCCGAGCTTCGCGCTGATAGCACCCGTAATCGATCCACCGGATCGCGGCAACGCATTGTTAGCCGTCATCTGGGCAGCCCCCGCAGCAGCAGCGTTCGAGGCAAAGCGGGAATCGTCTCCTGCGGCGACAGAGCCTGCCACATCGCCGACCGCGAGAAACCGGGGATCGTCCCCGGCGGCGACTGTTCCGGCCACCGCCCCGACATTCCTGCGGGCCGCGTCGCCCAGTTCCCCAGCCACCGTTTCCAGTGCCGTCAACCGCGCCCCCACCTCGCCTATAGGCAAGAATGCCGTACCCAGCGACTCGAAGTTCAGGTCAATCTTTCGAAACGCACGCGTGACGTCGTCCCCACCTTCGACGACAGGGCGAAAATTGATACGTGAAAACTCCATTCATACCTCCCATGAGTATCCTTGGCGTCGGAACAATCAGAACTCGGCGCGGAAAAGAACGACGCCACTGCTATTCATCTGCGCCATCGCGCCACCGGAAGGCGTTCCATTGGGGCTGCCCGAGAAATCAATGAAACACTGGCGGTTATCCCCCGAGTACTGGGCGATGCTGGCGTTCGACATCGTATACGCCGCGACCTGGGCCATTTCACAACCGAATGTCGTGCTCTGCAGGATGCAATCGGGCGTACGTCGCATAGGCACTTCATACTGGTTGTAGAACCTGACATTCGTCGCCGAACCCCAGCGACCGATCATGTAAAGCTTGCTGGTGGTCGTATAACGACGGACAAGAGCTTCCTCGACGGACATGGGCCGGCGCTCGAATGGTGTCGCCGGAGCAGCCGGATCATCCACCTCCTCAACCTGTATCTGTGAAAGATCCAGGTACTGACCGGTCGTCCAGCTACCAACAGGATCCACGCCCCCGGTACTGTCATTGTTGAAAAGGTAGATGCCAAGGAACAGATTGCTATTGTCGCCTATCGTTTTCCCCGCGATGCCACCTACCGGAAACCTGACCGTGTATCGGGCCCAGTTCACGTTGATCGACAAGGACGTACTCTTGACGACCGAGGTCGATCCATTGCTTCCGAAGTTCTGCTGCAACGCTACGGCGATGGTTCGAGATGCATTCGACTTGACCCAGAAGGATACGGCAACGTAGCGACCATTCAACGTAGCCACGTTTTCCATGTAGTGGCCGACACGGATGATCCCTCCTGCACCACCAAGCGTGGCGAGCGATACAGGTTGAAGCCTGGCGAAGTAAGCCGGATCGCCGGGAACCTCCGTCTGGCCGGCCGGAAATGCCTGCGCAGACAGACTGACCGTGGAACTGCCGCTTCCGCTCGAGCCGGTATATGCCTGCCCGAGGAAGCGATCGGGACCCCAGATAATGGTATTGGGGCCACCCGGCGCCGTCACGTTCAGGCCGCCTTGCCAGAAGTCGAAGTTGCCATTGATGACCTTGTTGCGCCAGGCACCCATGTTGAACCGGGTGTCGTCGCCGGCGGCCACCGTACCAGCGCGATTGCCCACGTTCATGCCGGATGCCTGTCCGAGACCCGCCACGATGGCTTCGACTTTGCTCAGTCTTTTATCGATGGCGTTCTGATCAATAAGGGTGTCGCCTAGCGCGCCAAAGTTCAGATCGAGCTTGCGCAGGGCACCTGTCACATCGTCGCCGCCCATTTGCAATGGAACAAAATTGACCCTGGAGAAATCCATAATTAGCTTCCTGGATATAGGGGAATTGAATGGTATTGAACTGGCGTTTGAAAGACGCCAGCGGGCACGCGCCGACCTTCCTCAATATCCAGTGACATCGACCAGAAGACTTGATCCCTTGAGAAAGGTTCCAAGGCCGGGTATGACCTGCTGGTTGAAGAAAAAGTACCCGCTGAAGTTCATAATGCCCATGACAAGTCCTATGCCAAAACCCGGCGAGCGAAGCACGAAGCTACTCGTGGTGACAATGCCGTACTTCTGGTGCTCCACAGGCTCACCTGCCTTGTATTCCTGTGAATGGCTCTTGCTCTGGACCAGGGCATACGCCTTTCCGGGTGGCTCCGGCGCGTGATTGACACGAGCATAGGGACCATCCATATCGAATGAACCAACGAACGAACTCACGATGCGCATGTACTGGAAAGCAGACGAGAAGCAAAGTTCTCCGCGCTCGTTCCATACTCTCAGTCCTGCGCCATCTGCGTCGCTCGGGGCCTGTGGCTCGTCGAACACGTAGTAAGTAAAGGCGCCCCTGTACCAGAACTCAAACTGGTAAAGGTCGCCCCCAAGCGACGCCATATGGGAAAGGGTGGCGAGGTTAGGAGCGCTTGACCAGTCGCCAAAGGGCGACGATGGCGCCGAAGATGAATCCGGACGAATGGCAATCACAGGGTTACGTACGCTCAAAGGAATCTGAATAACCCGGTCATATGCCATGTCGATTCCCATATATTGGGAGCCTCCCGTCGGCGTACCCTGGGCGGACGTCACATACCCTTTGTAACGAAGCGCCAGATTCTTCGACTGGGAATCAATAACTAGATTCCCAGTGTCATTGGAAACGATCCATCCTGCGCTCGACATCAATAGACCCCGTAGTACAAGTTACACGCAGATGTATTGAAGTACTTCTCGGAAGCCCAGCTGATCGTGGATCCGCTAATGGTTACCGCTGGCATGACGAACTCCACCTTTTGAAGAACAATCGCAAACCATGGCCTCCCGGAGAGAAGCCGATCATCGTTGAAAGATCCGCTATCACCGTCGCCGCCTTTGGTCTGAATCATCCCGAGCACACGGGTAAGACTGTCGCTGACATCAAGGGTGGAACTTCCATTCCTGTCCCAGACCTGCAATCCCTGTGGCATCTTGCTATCTCCGCGGATCTTATGGAATATCGCTACTTAATCTGCTTTTGCTTGATTCTTTCGCAAATTACGGATTCGATATCTGCAATTCGCGCGACGGCACTTTTCAGATCACGACGTAGATCTTCAATGGAAAGTGCGTTGTCCATGCTTGCTTCCAGGGCCATACCCTTGGCATCGACTGCAAGACGCTTCACAGACTCCGATGCAACCATCTCGGTCTTGCCATCGACAAATACCGGAGTCGCGCAATAATCAACCTCAGTAACCCAGAACGGACAGATATCCAATGCTTTCTGCGCTACCACGCCGGCCTGATGTTGTCCGCCGTCGATGAGATCCCATTCGGAGAAAGCATTTGCAAGTGACAGAGCCATTCCGCGCTTCACGTCACGTCGCCGGATATTCTTCTTCAGTCGCTCATCCGATGGCGTAACCGATCCGGTGGCCACAATGCTTCCATTGACCTGGATATTTCCACCATTGAACGTAAATCCCGTTGCGGTGAACTGCATCGCCCGGAACGTACTGTTAGCCGCATTTACCGAATCCAGGCTCATGACTGGGTTCATACGTATCAGAAGACGTCCGTCGCCTGACCGCGAGAGGTAGCTGAAGACCGTGCCGCCGACACCGAACATGCCAAAAGCATCGTTGGTGTCGTTGACGCCGTCGATGATGGGCTCGTCGATCGCCCCGCTATTGAATGTGCGGAAGATATAGCCGCCTGCGCCCGTGCGAACATCAAGCTTACCCGCAGGAACGGCATCGCGTCCCACCATGACTGAGCCTGACACCACGCCGCCTGATCGTGGAAGCGCTCCATCCGCCACGGATCTGGCCTGGGCTGCACGATCCGCCAGATCCGAGAAGCGCCGGTCATCGCCCGCGGCCACAGTGCCCGCCCCGAGCCCCACGTTCCGGCTCGCTGCGTCTCCGAGTCCACCGATTATCCTTTCCAGACGAACAAAACGCTGACCGATCTCACCCTGGTCAGCCAGCGAATAGTTCAACTGGCTGAAATTGAGGTCAAGTTTCCGAAGTGCACCGGTCACATCGTCCCCGCCATCCTTCATGGCGCCAAAATCTACCCTGCTGAATTCCATTACCAGATTCCCCCGATCGGATTCGTTATAGCTCGGCATCCGCAGTAAAGTGCATGCCGTAATTGATCTGGTTTGTGGACTTCATAGTGGAAGTCCAGGTGAAAGCCGAATCGGTCGCCGTGTAGATCGCGGCGACGATGTCGGTTGCGGCCCCGCCGTCGGAGATTTTTCCGGATGCGCCAGATACGCTGGCATACAAGGTGATGGCAGGTGTCACACGCTTGGGTACCCTGAAGTACACGGGGCGGCTGAACGCCACCGCCGAAGCAAGTCCGGGCGTCCATTCATTGAGGAATCCGCCTGCCTGGGGCGTACCGGGACGCACGTCCATGCCATAGGACTTCTCGAAGTATCTCTGGCAAAGCTGGAGTTCCAGGGCCAGCGGGCGACTCTCGTACCCGGTATCCCCCTCACCGGCCTTCAGCTCCACATCGGCAAGGCAGACCACTCCACTCTGCTGTCCGGCATATCCCGATGTCGGGCCGAAGCTGCTACCTGCATCCAGCCAGATGTTCAGCTTCAGGAAATCGGTGTGATCGGCTCCGAGCACCTTCCCGCTGATCGAAGGCAGGTCGAAAGTCAATGAATACCTCCGCCAGGTACCGTCAAGGCTCACCGACTGTCCTGCGACGCCGGAAGCCGAGGATCCACCAGCGCCGAAATACTGTTCCAGATTTACGCCAATGCGCTTTCCCGCAACGGAAGCCGATGCCAGGAACGATACGGTGACGGTTCGTCCCGCCAACGTACCCACGCCTTCAATGCATTGTTGAAAGACAGAATAGCTGTTACTTGCCTGAGTCGACGCGATGGTATGCCGGATTGCATAGCGCGACGTCGACACGTCGAGTGACATGGGAATTCTTTCGCTGATGCAGGACAGGCCGACATTGCTGGCCAGCCAACGGTCGGCGGTGTAGCCCACCGAGAAAGGCCCCATGCCCCGCTGCCAGATGTCGAACGACGGATTGATGAGTACATTCCGGAATCCGCCCCACACAAGCCGGGGATCATCACCCGCCGCCACGGTACCGGCCACGGTCCCCGTATTCATGGCGGATACCGGCCCCAATGCCGAGGCAAGCGATCCGAAATTCAGATCCAGTTTTCGCAGGGCGCCCGTGACGTCGTCACCGCCCGTCTGGATCGGCTGGAAGCTGACACGTGAGAAGTTCATTGCAATATCCTCATAGGGCCGGCGGATGAGTCAGTGAAAGCACGGTCTGTGCTGGACGAGGCCCCCGAGCATCAAAGCTCAGCGTCGGCCGTCCAGTGAAAATAAGCGCCACCGGCACCAGGTGCGTTGTTCACGAACCATTCGAAGCCGCTTTCACCGACCACCCTTATCCCCAGGCCAGTATTCGAACTATCACTTTGAGCTGCCTGGTTGACGGCTCCATCGACGGCAGAGTATCCCGTGATGACGGGCGACTTCCGTTTCCTTACAGAAAAACCCTCCTTCATGATGATGGTCGTGCCATGCGAGATACCATTGCTGTCGATGCAAACGCGCCCCTGCCATTCGATCGCCCCCGGCTTCGTTTCCAGGTTGTAGCTCTTCTCGTAATAACGCTGGCATAAGGCCAGTTCAGCCGCGCGATCCCGACGCTCGAAGACCGTATCCACGGTGCCGGGCTTCACCTCCACATCGCTGATATAGACAGTCGCACTCTGCTGGCCAATGGATCCCGACCGCATGGCAAAAGAAGGACCCGCATCCAACCAGAAGATCAATTCCAGGAAATCGCTTCCCGATGCCCCGATGAGCCTGCCCGATAGCGATGGAAGATCGAAGTGCAGTGTGTATCGACGCAGGCTCCCGGAAAGGGCGATTGACTGCCCCGGAAGTTGCACGACCGCGGAGCCGCCGGGCCCCATGTTCTGCTCCAGGTTGACACCGATGCGCTTGCCATCCAAGGAAGCCGATGCAAGGAACGACACAGTCACCGTGCTCCCGGCAAAGGTGACCACATCCTCGATACGTTGCTGTAGCGCGGAAAAACTGCCATCGCCGGGTACAGATGCCACTGAACACCTTACGGCATTACGTGACGACGAGGCCCCTGCCACTAGTGGGAATCGATCCACGACACAGGTATTTCCCGCGCTGGTGGTAAGCCAGCGGTCAGCGGTATAACCGTTCGTAAACGGCCCCGGCCCGCGTTGCCACACGTCGAATGATGCATTGAGTATCTTGTTGCGCCAGATATCCCTGGTCAACCGGTCATCGTTTCCCGCCGCAACGCTACCTTCGACCGTACCGACGTTCATGCCTGCAGCGTTGCCGAGCGACTGCCCGAGATCGCCGAAGTTGAGATCTAGTTTTCGGAGGGCACCGGTGACGTCGTCACCGCCGATGGAAACCGGAACGAAGCTCACTCTGGAGAATTGCATCGTCAGGCCGCCGATTGACCGGGCATGGCCGGCCATGCAGGGTTTGCCACGCTTGTATCCGCCCTGTTCAACTGGACGCGATAGGCCTTCCATCCATTGAGCGCGTTGGCTTCTTCCTGTGTGGCAACGCCAAGGTCGGTTGCATCCTGCAGCGGAGCGATGGCCTCGGCAGCGCTACGGAGCAGGTCACGCTGGCGTCCTATATTGAACGACAGGATTTCTTCCGGAGAAAGGGCAGGTACGGGATCGGGAACGTGGCCCTGATCGAGCCATGCCTGGAACTGATCAGATTGATAAGTACCGGTACGAGGTACGAATGCACCGGTCTCAGTGTCATGCACATAGCCGGGATTGGATGTCAGCTGGTAACGAGCCATTTCATAACTCCGCGTCTGCCGTCCAGCTGCCCTGGACGTAAATGGATTTGATGGTGTTGAACCCGCCCGGAGGAAATATCGTCGTGCACGAGAACTCGCTTTCCGTCACGATGAAGGGCGCCGTCTGACCTGCCTGCCACCCTGTCCCGGAAAGAATCACCCAGTTGTTGCCGGACGACGGAACGGTCGATGATCCCCAGAACGTCAGCGCTGGCGGTACCCGCATGCGGACACGCAAGGGTACGGAGGCCACCACGCCGGTATCGGCATACACCATGTTTGCTCTGGGCTGTGCCGAGATCGTACTGACGGGGGGCTGGTCGATATCGAAACTCTTCTGGAAATAGCGCTCACACAGCTGCTGTTCGATCGCATAAGGCCTGCGCTCGAACGACGTCAGCTGGTCTCCCGTTTCAAGCTGGATCTGCGAAATACAGATGGTTGCCGACTGGTTTCCGACACCACCGGACCGCGCTGCAAAATCGCTTCCTGCATCCAGCCAGATGATCACCTGGAGGTTATCACCCGACCCTTCTGGTGCAGATAACGCCGGCACGTCGATCGTCGTCGCATAGCGGCTCCAGGTACCGACGGTAGAGGCAACGAACTTGCGTGAACCGATACCGGTGGTCACATTCCCTCCGTTGCTCTGCACCAGCTCGACACCGATGCCGGCGGGGCTGCTGACGTAGGCCCAGAACGACAAGGTTACTTTTCCACCTGCCAGCGTTGCTGCATCTTCGACGGCCTGTGCAAGCACGGCATAGGAACTCTGCGTACCCGCACTGGACACCGTCGCACGGAAGGCGTAACGGCCGCATCCTGGAAAGACAGGTGCCCACACGCCAAGCGGTACGCGCGCGACGTCTACCTTCGACTCTACCGTCCTTACGCGCCAGCGATCCGCCAGAAAACGCGATGAAGACGCTGGAACGGTACCCACCGATCCACGCTGCCAGAAATCGAAGTTTCCGTTGATGAGGCGGTTGCGATAGGCCGACATCGAGGTCGCCAGGCGATTCATCTTCGCCTCAAGCTGGATTTGCCTGGCACCGATCTCACCACTGTCGGAGAGTGCCGATTGCAGGTCGCCGAAGTTGAGATCGAGTTTTTTCAGGGCTGCCGTTACGTCATCTCCGCTACTGGCGATCGGACGAAAATCGACTCTGGAGAACTGCATGATTTACTCCATTTCACTATGCGAAAGGCGCCCTCAGAACCCCGATACATCCGCGAGAATGACCGATATGGGTGCACCGCCTCCCCGGGTGTTCACCCGGACATTGCCGGGCAGGTCAAGTGACCCTACGTTCTGGACAAGTGCAATATCCAGGCTTTGTCCCGATATGCGCATCGCGCATTGCGCAACGGTGCGAAAGGTAAAGCCGCCCCATACGCCATCGCCCGTGAGTACCTGATACTGGAACCCCGGATCGACAAAACATACCGCCGGCGTTCCGGCCGGCAATGCAAAGGACTGAACGGGACCGACACCACCCTGATCCGGAAAGATCAGGCCGGTGTTCGTATTGATCGAACCGATGACCCGCAGGTATCGCTGTGCCGCATCGAAAGCTAGCCGGGAGTCATCGGTGAAGACCTGCATGCCGAATCGCGCGCCGACGTCCTGCGGTGGCCCGAAAACCCAGTAATCGAAACTCGTCGAGCCCTTGCCCAGGTAGTATTGGATCACGCCGGCGTCCACCCCCAGGACCGCCGCGAAACCCGGGCTGCGTATGAACACCATGGACGGGCCTGTATCGGGTACGTTTAACTGACCGTACCAGCCACCCGCATAGGTATTCGTTCCGATATTCACCGTACCTTTTGCGATAAGAGCCAGATTGGGATAGTTCGCATCCAGAAGGATGCCGCCTGCATCGTTCAATACCTGATAGCCGACCGACATCAATAAGCTCCGTAGTAAACGAGGGTCGATCCGGTGAACGTGGTACCGAACCCAGTGTTGAACGACCAGGAAAGCGTCGCTCCGGAGAACGACACGGATCCACCCATGGAGGCGTTTCCAAACTGCCCGCTGCCCATTGACCTAGGCCACTGGGGCACCAGCACAAAAGGCGTGCCTTCAATGCCGGGAATATCCATTCGTCCGACAGCGCCTTGCAGTTTCACGGATCCTAGAATGCGTCCGGTACGCGCCGTCGTATCCAGGACGACCTGCCCGCGCTCATCGAAAACCTGATATCCCGACGCCATATCACCCCCAGATACCCCAGCGAACACGCAAGGTGCCGTTCGCGTCGTAAACGCGCCCACCTGTACCATCCAGCTCAACGCGCCCTGCGGCTGACGAACTGCGCAGGCTGATCTGTCCGCTCTTGTCCAGTTTCCATACCGGATTGCCGGTGCTGTCCACGGCCGTGGACTGGATGACATTGCCGATCATCGCGTTCGTGATCCAGCCGGTGCCAATCAGCGCCTGGTTGATGAAGGTCTGGCCATTCTGGATGACGAACGGAGAAACGGCCGATCCGCCGCCCGTGCTCGGCAAGACTGCAAAGCGATCCGCCATGACCAGGAAGCGCGACTGGACGGGGCCGGTGCTGTTGTCGATACCCACCGCATAGCCGGCGGAGTAATACTGGCCGTCCGCGGTAATGGCCACCTTCGAGCTGAGCGTTGCCGATACCTTGCCATCCAGGCCGGCAGCCACATTGAACGCCTGTTGTGCCGTGGCCTGTGCCGTCCCTGCCTTGGCATCCACGGAGGTCACCTGGGACGCCAGCGCATTCTGACCATCGATGCGCGCCTGCGTTTCCACGGTAACTGCCGAACGGACATCGCCGATCTGGGCCTGCGTGGTCTCGATGCGGCGACCGAGAGCGTGGTCGTTATCGACCTGCGCGATCGTCTGCACATAAAAGCCTGCCGACGGAATGCGCGTCACGCTGCCAGCCGGCTCGCCGGTCATCTCGCCCGCGCCGATCGGGTTCACTTCGGCGTAAACGGAGTCCGTCTTCTCGGCGGTGGCTTTGACCACGCCATCCAGCTGCTCGACCTTGAGCGAGGTATCCGCCATGCCCAGCGCAAGGCCGGTAGCGGTCTGGACCGCCGCGCCAACATCCTGCCAGGTATGGGAATCCGTACCGGGTACGACGCCTCCGGATGGCACCGCCACCAGGGCACGGTACATCCGGCCATCCTTGCTGACCGCATCACCCACCGCATAAGCGTGAGTGGTGTCCCAGGGCGCCGGCGGCTTCACGAACGACTGCAGGTCAGCCACCGAGTCAATGGTGCTGCGCAGATCCTGGGCGAGCTGGTCCTTCTCGATCTGACCCGTGAGTACGTCGAGAATCGCACTCGCATCACTGCTACTCTGGCCGTTGATCGCCCCTGTCTGTGGATACCACGGACCGATATTGCCGGCCTTGTCGACCAGACGACCCCAGAAGTACAGCGATGTGCCGGCCATGAGGCCGTGAAGCTCCGTGCTGCTCGAAGGATACGCATAGTCACCAAGGTGATATGGCACGACAGCAGGGTTATCTGCGTCCGGGCGCTGCGGCGCGGTGCTTGCCCAGATTTCCGTACGCTGCGTATCGGTGGCGCCTTCCGGGAACGTCCACTTGATGCCGATACCGAAGACCAGGCTCTGGCAGCTCAAGCTGGTCATGGCCGGCGGCGCGCCCGTTTTGCCGGTGATCGCCGTGGGGGCACTCATCGCCGCCAGCGACGGTGTATTTGCCGCGTTGTATGCCGTCACCCGCGCAACGTAGGTACCGGTATAGACACCCACCACATCGATCGAGGTAGTCGCTACCGTACCCGCCGGAATCCAGGCGCCGTTGTCTTTCTGCCATTCGACTTTGTAACTGGCCGCATCCTTGGCCGCGTCCCA